ACCTTTTATTCACGTTTACAAGTTTTGAGATTTAGAAAATTGAACTTTCAGAAATAATTGAAAATAAAAAATGGGTAAACGAGGGCCATCACCGCAACCAATCGCAGTTTTAAAAGCAAAAGGCACAATCAATGTCACACGTGCAAATGATCAGATTGCTGATGAGAATAAATTGGATTGGGTGCACGATACTGTGCCAACACCACCGGATGATTTAACTGATAAAGCCAAGGAGATATGGAACAGCCAATTGATGCAAGCTCAAAAAATGTATGGGTATATTTCATTTATTGATTTGCCAATGTTCAAGGAATACTGCTATGTTTATGGTGAAATGGAATGGTTGAAAGAAAATACCAAAGGCAGAAAATATACAGATGAAAAGGGTGCTATAAGAATAGATCCGCTGTATTTGGAATTGAACAAAATACGAAAGGAGTTCATAAGGCTTGGGCAAGAATTTGGGTTTAGTCCTTCAGCAAGAACACGCATACAATTGGAACAGAAACCAGAAACTACAACTGACATTTATTCTGATGGCATATAAAACTGATTTCACCAAAAACGATTTGGACAAATATTACTTCGATGAAAGGACAGCCAATTTGGTTGTCAAATACATTGAGGATAATGTGAAGCACGTGAAAGGTGATAAAGCAGGTGAGCCTTTTATTTTGGAAGATTGGCAAAAGAATGACATCATCAAACCGTTATTCGGATGGAAGCACAAAGATACTGGGTTGAGAAAATACACCAGTGCTTATATTGAGATACCAAAGAAAAGCGGGAAATCATTTTTGGCTGCATCCATTGCTTGTGTGTTTATAGATATAGAGCGTGAAGGCGGGAGTGAAATTGTGGGTGTTGCTTGGGGTCGTAAACAAGCAGGTTTGGTATTTGAAGCAACCAAACAAGTAATACAAAAATCACCACGTTTAAAATCGAAGTGCAATATTTACCGCAATTCAATAACAGCACCGGACCACATTGGGGGTTTGAAAACTTATCAGATACTAAGTAAAGAAGCAGGGGGTGAAGATGGTATCAACCCACAATTGGCTATCATTGATGAGTTGCACGTACACAAGAATAACGAAGTGCTGGAGATGGTTGAGAAGTCCCAAGGAGCAAGGAAACAACCACTGAGTTTTATAATTACCACGGCAGGTAGTGACCTGTATGGGATTGGATACCAAAGGCACGAGCAAGCAATTGACATTGCCAAAGGTTTGGTGGAAGACGAATCACAATTGGTTTGTGTGTATGGTGCTGATAAGGATGATGACCCATTTAGTGAAAGAACTTGGAAGAAAGCCAACCCCAATTATGATGTTTCGATTGGGAAACGTGCATATGAGAAGGAATCAGCCAAAGCAATGGTGAGTTCTGCAAGTCTTAATAGTTTCAAAAGGTATTATTTGAACATCTGGACACAATCAAAAGATGGTTGGATAAACGATGAAATTTGGGCTGCAAGTCAGTGGGATTTTGATGAAGAAATATTGAAGGGGTATCCCTGCTTTGGGGGGCTTGATTTGTCATCACGGTCAGACATCACGGCGTTCAGTTTAGTTTGGGAAATTGACGATAAATTTTATTCCAAAAATTGGTTCTGGTTGCCAGAAGATAAGGGCACACAATCAGCAGATAAAAACAATATCCAATATCTTGAATGGGTAAGGGATGGATATATTGAAGAAACGAGTGGCAATGTAATTGATTATGATTTCATCATTCACAAGTTGGGGGAGTTGAGGAAGGAATATGATATAAGGACCATTGCATACGACAATTGGAACAGTCACCACATTGCACCCAAGTTGGTTGATGAGGGGTTTGACTTGGTAGAGTTTAGGCAAGGTTTTAAAAGTATGACCGCACCAACCAAAGAAATGCAAGCGGCTATTGAGAGTAAGAAGTTCAATCACTTTGGGAATCCAGTGCTGAGATGGATGGCGGGCAATGCTGCTGTCAAGTCTGATCCAAGCGGTAACATAAAATTGGAAAAGGATATTAAAACACCAAATAAAAAAATTGATGGGTTAATTACCAATATAATGGCTTACGGCTTATGGCTTGATGGCGGTGATACTGGTGGGAGTTACTTAGAAAAAGGCAATTTGTACATAATATGATAAAACTATATAAAGGCGATTGCTTAATAGAAAGCGATAAAATAGAAAGTGGAAGCGTTGATTTGATATTGACAGACTTGCCTTATGGAACTGTAAAGGGCATTAAAAACGTAAATCACGGGATGAGCGGAAAATGTGAATGGGATGAAGTAATTGATACAAATGAAGTTTACAAGGTTGCAAACCGTATTTTAAGAAAGAACGGTAAAATGGTTTTGTTTTGTCAAGAGCCTTTTACAACCGAATTAATAAATAAAGCTATTCCAAATATTCCTTTTAGTTACAGAATAATATGGGAAAAAGACCATTACGCAAATGCCTTAATAGCTAAAAAAGCACCCGTAAATTATTACGAAGATGTTTTGGTTTTTAGTAAAGGGTCTCACGGAACTTATGGTGAAGATGATAGTTATAGGGAGTACTTAAACATAGAACGTAAGAAAGCTAAATTAACGTTAGATGAAATGTGCGGGGTTTGTGGTTTAAACACAAAAGGACACGGAGGGGCTGCTTACCATTGGTGTAGTTCTTTACAACCGTCAATGATACCTGAAAAGCATTACATAAAACTACGAGAAGTGACAGGTTTTTTTAATAGAGAATATAAAGAACTGAAAGAAATACATTTTAATTGTTTCAAGAGATTTGCAAGCACCTTTAATTTATGGGAAGGTAAAAAATACAAAAGCAACATACTTAAATATAAAAAGGATTATGACGGGCACCACCCAACCCAAAAACCTATATTATTGCTTGAAGATTTAATAAAGACGTTCAGCAACGAAAACGATTTAGTAGTAGATTTCACAATGGGTTCTGGCAGTACTATGGTAGCTTGTCAAAACACCAACAGGAATGGAATAGGAATTGAGCAAGACGATAAATATTTTGAAATAGCAAAAAAACGAATTAACGAAAACGAATACAAATTATTTTAAAAAATGAAAATACCAAGAAAAATTTACGATGTTTTAAACAACAAAAAGAACTTTGATTTTATCTTTTTGGAGATGTTGAAAACCAAGACAAGTGAAGATGCATATGATGCCGCCATTGATTTAATGCGTGAGTATGCACCGAAGTTTAAGCACTACAAAGATTTTGATAGTTATAGGGTAATACTATCAACCAACAGCAACAAGGAAATGGAAGTGCCAAAAGAAGTGATCCAAGCGGTGACAGAGGGCATTGATAAGCTATTCCACAAGCATTTATTGAGGTTAAAGGTGCGAAAAATGGCCTATGATGCAACGGTTAAGGAGATAAATATGTACCTACCAGACTATAAACCGCATAGAAACTACCAAAGTTTTAAAGCCCTTCAGTCAATAAAACATAAAAAAAAGCGTAAAAAGTAGTTTACAAAGTTAATTTTATTACAAATTAACCTAAATTATTGTGCAACTTTTGCCTAGTGAAATTTTTCGGTCTTGAAATCAAGAGAATCAACCCAGTTTTTGCAGAAAAAAAAGGGTTTTTAAATGCAAACTTTGGTGGTATGGTTGGAAGAACACCAGTCACTGAAAAAAACGCAATGGGCTTATCTGCCTATTGGGCGGGGGTTCGTAGGATTACGGAATCAGTTGCAATGTTGCCCGTTGATGTTTTCAGAAAAAGCAATGGCAAGCGTGAAATGGTTACACATCCAGTTGAATATCTTTTGAATGCTGAAGCAAACTATGAAAGTATATCATTTGATTTCACTCAAATATTAATCACATCAGCAATAAACCACGGAAATGGCTTGGCCATTATTGAACGTGATAATTTTGGCAACCCAACTTCATTGGTAAATGTTAGCCGAGAGATTTGTGAGCCGTTGAAATATGATGATGAAATATATTGGAAAGTTGAAATAAAACACGCCAACAATAAAACTGAAACACTACTTGTGCCAGACCGTGACATTATAAACCTTCGTGGTTTTGGTGTTGATCCAGTGATTGGTATGAGTGCTATACAGATACACAAACAAAATTTGGGTTTAAGTATTGCGGCCCAAGATTATGGGGCTGATTTCTATAACAAAGGAACACGCATTGATGGATACATTGAGTATGCAGGAACTTTGAAACCAGAAACAAAGGACGCTATAAACCAACAATGGACCGCCAACTATGGGCCAAATGGCACAAGGGGCACAGCCATACTTGATGCAGGGTCAAAATACCACCGAATAGGTATGCCACCTGCTGATGCTGAATTTATAGCAACAAGAAAATTCCAAAAAAATGAGATAGCCACTATACTTGGCATCCCTTCATTTATGATCAATGAGATGGATGGCAGCACGTACAGCAATGTGGAACAAATGGGCATTGAGTTTGTGACGTATGGTATTGGATCTTGGATTGAGAAGATTGAGCAGGAATATAGAAGAAAACTACTCAAAGAAAGTGAAAAGCGTGATTACTACTTCAAGCATAATGTTGACCGCTTACTCCGTACCGATGTAAAAACCAAGGGTGAGTATTACAGATTGATGACTGACATAGGTGCTTACACCATTAATGATGTGTTAGAGTTAGAAGACAGAAACAGTGTTGAAGGTGGTGATGAAAGGTATGTACAAATTAACCGGATACCCATTGAGGACATAAAAACTTATTATAAAAAAGAAGATGAATAAAATAGAAAGATTGATTGAATGCCGTGGGGTGAATGTAGAGAGTCGCACCGCTGAGTTTGTTATATCAACAGAATCAATTGACCGACACGGGACTGTGTTTAAGTTGGCTGGTTGGGAATTAGACAACTATAACAGAAATCCAATAGTTGGTTACAACCACGTTGTTTCTGGTGATAATCCTGATACAATAATTGGCACATCACGAGTGTACCAAGATGGTGATGCATTGATTGGTGAAGTAACTTTTGAGCGTGAAGGGAATAACCCGATTGCAGACAAGGTGTTCAACAAAATCAATGATGGTATTTTAAAAATGGCTTCAGTTGGGGCAATACCGCACGAATACAGATATGGTGATGATAAGAAAGGTGAAGATAGGGATGTTGTTTATTTCACACGCCAAGAATTGATTGAATGGTCAGTTGTTTCAGCGGGTTCAAATAAAGATGCTTTCAAAAGAAGTGCAGAGCAAATTGATGAAATAAAAAAGGCATTGGAACCAATTGAAGAAGCACCAAAAGTGATGGGATTGGAAACCAAGTCGAAACTTAGACAATTTAACAAAGTAAAAATAATTACAAAGTACCTATAATTTAAGGATAATATTTGCATAATTAATTTAAACAAAAATGAAAAACAGTAAAACAATAAGAGAAGAAATCGGATCCGTAAAAGGTGAAATTGATTCTTTAGAAACATTGGTTACTTCTGAGAATAGAGATTTCACAGAAGAAGAAACATTGTCATTTGACAAAAATATGGAGAGATTGACCGCATTGGTTGAAGAACTTCCAAAGGTTCAAAAAGAAGAAGAAATAAGAATGAAAGCGGCAAATTTAGGTGGAAGTCCAGTTTTGGAGCAGACCAAAGAAGAAAAAAGAATTATCAAGGATTTTTCTTTTGGTA